ATCAAAAAGACCGCCTTTTTGCGGTACGGACTTTTCAGGGAATAGAACAGATCGAGGATTTCGTCCAGCGTGATCGCCGCAGCGCCCGCCGTAGTCACGCCGATCTGTCCGCCGCCTGTGGCCGCGAGAATACCCAGCGGTTTGCCGGAGCCGTCGCCGCCGAAAAACGCTTCCTCCTCTTTGGCGCCGATCCTGCGCGCAAACTCTCTGGCGATATATGCCTCCAGATTGAAAGCGCTGTCGTTGAGCAGTTCCTCGGACACCTTAATCATGGTGGCGAGCTTATACGCGCCGATGGACACCTGCCCGAAGCTGTCGTCGCTTTCGGGGATCGCGCCTTCCTCATCCACCCACGACGCCTCGCCCTTGCTGGCCACGACAGGGATCTTCCTGTCGCCGCTGCTGGTCGTGATAACATGGGCCAGCTTACGGAAGATATTTTCTTCCTCCAGCGCCTCTATGAGCGTGCGTTCGTATTCGTCCGGGACGAGGTAGCCGCCGTCCGGGTCGCTGCCGATTTTCAGAGCGTTGCGGACAGTACCTTCCAGCCCTTCACCGGCACGGACGCGCATCGCGTCCCAAAAGGCCCGCCTGTATGTGGTAGCGGCCCTGCCGGGCTTTTCCTCATCGGGAATAGCAGCGGGATCATTGGTGATCGGGTTGCTGGTAGCTTTTGCCAGTTCCGCGTCGATAGCGGCCTGACGTTCCAGCCGGTCAATTTCCTTGCCCAGCGAAACAACGTCGGCCTCCATCTTGTCGTAGGCAGCGGTGTCCTCGGGGGACAGCAGGCCGCTGTCATTGCGCTTGCTGTCGAGAAACGCTTTGGCTCCGTCCCACGCCTTCGCGCGCTTTTCGCGCAGTTCAAGAATCTTACTCATTTTTGTTTTCCTCCTGTACAAATTATTAGTGTGAAATTAAAGAGAGCCGCTTATCGAGGCTCTCAATGGGTGTGCCGGTGGGTTCCTGTTTTGCCGGTGGCTTGGGTATCTTCCCGAGCAGAGAATTAGTGACGGCGGCCATGCTGAACAACCCCGCGCCCGCCTTGTTCCACGCGAACTCCGGCCCGGTCTCCTGCGCGCTGTCCATGAACATGATTTTATCGGCGAAACCGAGCTCTACCGCTTTGTGCGCGTTCATCCATGTTTCATTGTCCATGAAATGAGAGAGCCGGGTGCGGGACAGCCCGGTCTTGAGCTCGTAGGCGTTGATGATGGATTCCTTCACCTCGTCCAGCAGGGCTTTGGCGCGGAGCATTTCCTCAGAATCGCCCCATGCGATTGTGGCCGGATTGTGGATCATCATCATACTGACCGGGGACGCCAGCACCTCGCCGCCCGCCATAGCGATGACCGACGCGGCGCTTGCCGCGATCCCGTCAATCTTGACGGTGACGGGGCCGGTGTAGTCCATCAGCATATTGTAGATTTGCGCTGCCGCGAACACGTCGCCGCCCGGTGAATTGATCCATACAGTCACCGGCCCCTTGCCAGCCAGCAGCTCAGCCTTAAACGCTGCGGGCGTCACCTCGTCGCCCCACCATGTTTCCTCCGCGATGGGGCCGTTGAGATAGAGGGTGCGCTCGCCGGTAGTTTCATTGCGCGCCTGCGAGGCGGGCTCCGCCCAATGCCAAAACTTCTTCATGTAGTGTCCTCCTCCGTTAATTTGATAATACTGCTGCCGCGCTTCATGTACGCACCCGCGTCTTTGAGCGGGAGCATATTGCCGTTGACAAGGTACAGGTCGCCGCCCTCCTCGGCAGAGATGCGGTTCATATCCTCCAGTTCCCGGATGTCGTTTGCCGACATCCAGCCGTTCTGCCGGGCGGTAGAGTAACCCTCCATCCGGGATTTGTAGTCACCGCGCAGCAGGCCGTCGAGGTTGAACTTGACGAACAGGCCCGGCTTCTCGCCCGGCAATATGAGCGACTGCTGGAGGGCCTGCTCCCAGCGCACCACCCACGGGTCGAGGGTATACTTGACAAACTCCAGCGATTGCTGCTCTATATTTGAAAAGCTGGCGCGTTCCAAATCCCCGACCATGTGCAGCGGCACCCGGAATATTCGCGCGATCTCATTGATCTGGAACTTCCGGGTCTGTAAAAACTGCGCCTGCTCGGGCGGGATGCCGATAGACTGAAACTTCATGCCCTCCTCCAGCACGGCGACGCGCTGTGCGTTGCCGCTGCCCTGATAGGCGGCGTTCCAGCTATCCTTGACGCGCTGCGCGTCCTTGATAACGCCGGGGTGTTGGAGTACGCCGCCCGGCTGGGCGCCGTTTGCGAAGAAGGCCGCGCCGTATTCCTCGGTGGCCAGCGCCATGCCGATGGCGTTTTTTGCCATAGCGATGGGGCTGTACCCGATCAGGCCGTCGAAGCCGAGGCCGGGGATATGCAGCACTTCGTCGCGCCGGAGGTTGATCGTCCGACTTTCTGTATTTCTGCTTTCGCCGAAATCGCGGCGGTAGGTATAGACGAGCTCGCCGCCCGGCGCCCGGCTGACCTCCATCTTGGAGGGCAGCAGCGGATAGAGGGCCAGAACCCGGCCCCTGCCGTCACGGATCACCTGCGCGTAGGCGTTACCCCACAGGAGCAGATGCGCCATCAGCGTTTCCCGGAATACAAAGCTGGTCATTTCCGGGTTGGGCTCGTCGTGAAGCAGATAATACAGCGGATGATCCGCCACCCGCTCTTTGCTGTCGTTATCGGTATATTGATAAAGGTGCAGCGGCAGGCTGGCGACAGTTTCAGCCAGTACGCGGACACAGGCATATACCGCCGTGGTCTGCATGGCCGACCGTTCATTGACGGCCTTGCCGCTGCTGGTGCCGCCGAATAGGAAGGAAAAGCTGCCGCCGGGGTTCCCGGTTTTGTTTGTGGGCTTGTCCCGAGAGCGGAACAGGCCTTTGAGCGGATTATTCATTTAGGATCAGCAGCCCCCTTTCCTCGTAAACGCTGCCGCCGGTATTACTGCCGCCGCGCAGGGCGCGGTCGAGCGCCATGATGGTGGCGACGGCGCCGTCAATCTTTTCCGTTGATTTTTCCTTGTCCGGCTTAATATTCCCGGCAGGGTCGGTGCGGACGTGTATATTGTCCATCATCCAGCGCAGTACCGGCTGCCCGGAGTAGGCGACACGCTGTTCCAGCGTCAGGCGCATAAGCTCCCGTGTGGGCGGGGACATATCCTTGAAGCCCTGCCCGAAGGGAACCACGGTAAAGCCCAGCCCTTCGAGGTTCTGTATCATCTGCGCCGCGCCCCAGCGGTCGTAGGCGATCTCACGGATGTCATATATTGTGCCAAGTTCTTCTATTGCCGTCTCAATAAAGCCGTAATGCACCACGTTGCCCTCGGTGGTTTTGAGAAACCCCTGCTTTTCCCACACGTCATAGGGCACATGATCCCGGCGCACACGCAGGTCAAGCGTGTCCTCCGGCAGCCAGAAGAAAGGCAGGATGATATATTTGTCATCTTCATCCAGCGGGGGGAATACCAGCACGAAGGCGGTAATATCCGTGGTGCTGGCGAGGTCGAGACCGGCATAGCAGGCGCGGCCCCGCAGCGCGTCGGTATCAACGGGGAACGCGCAGGCGTCCCACTTGTCCATCGGCATCCAGCGCACAGCCTGTTTCACCCACTGGCACAGGCGAAGCTGCCGGAACAGGTTTTCTTCGGCGGGGTTAAACTTCGCGTTCTCGCAGGCGGCACGCAGCTTTTCCTCCTCCACGGTGATACCGAGGGAGGGGTTGGCCTTGCGCCACACCTTCGGGTCTGTCCAGTCCTCGTTTTCCTTTACGCCGTAAATGACCGGGTAAAATGTGGGGTCATGCTTTCGGCCTTCGAGAATGTCGGTGGCCTTTTGGTGCACCTCGTAGCAGATGGAATTGGTATCATTACCCGCCGTGGTTATGAGGAAGTACAGCGGCTGCTTGCGGGCGTCGCCGGAGCCGTGGGTCATAACGTCATACAGCTGCCGGTTGGGCTGGGCGTGGAGCTCGTCGAACACGACGGCGTGGACGTTCAGCCCGTGCTTGGTGTACGCCTCGGCGGACAGCACCTGATAAAAACTGTTCAGCGGTTTGTATATGAGCCGCTTCTGCGACATGACCGGCTTGATCCGGGCGCGCAGCGCCGGACATTGTTCCACCATACCGCAGGCCACGTCAAATACGATGGACGCCTGCTGGCGGTCGGACGCGCAGCCGTATATCTCGCCGCCGTACTCGTTGTCGCCGCAGGTGAGCAGCAGTGCGATAGCCGCCGCAAGCTCTGACTTACCTTGTTTTTTTGCGATCTCAACATACGCCGTATTGAACTGCCGGTAGCCGGTAGGCTTCACGATCCCGAACAAGTCGCGCACGATCCGCTCCTGCCAGTCGATCAGATCGAAGGGCAGGCCGTGCCACTCGCCTTTGGTATGTTTCAGGCAGTTTATGAACGCCACGGCGTTATCTGCCAGTTGTTTGCTGTATACGGCACCCGCCGCCATGAAGCGGCTGGGCTTGTAACCACGCAGCTTTCGCATAGGGCGGCCTCCTTTTGATATTAGTTGGAGCGTGGAGGACGGATTCGCACCGCCGCTTCCCATCGGGTGATGGGCGGTCTGCTGCTAACCTACCCACGCATGAAAAAGAGCCTCCGAAGAAGCCCTTTGCTTTGCCCGTAAAAATATTTTGTCTTTATTCTGTTGGTTCGGCAGGTATATCGGGGAGAGCTGCCGCCGCTTCTTTGCCGGTCTCACGCCGAACTCTGCCGGGCGCGGCGCGATACCACTCCGGCACCGGCAGGCCGACGGAGGTGCAGCCGTTCACTCGGGAAATGACCTCCCGGCTTATGACCCGCTTGCCGTCCACAATCTCAATCCGCTGGCCGTCTTCCAGCGGCATATCCGGCTCTCCGCCGTTACTGGCGGCGGTGTTCCATGTGCGGACGCTGCGGAAGTTTGTCAGCGTGTAGACCGCGCCGGTAGATGTATCTTCATAATATGCGCGGTAATAGTCCGGGATTTCGCCGACCAAACACAGCCGGAGAGCCTTGTTTTTCGTTGCTTTTTCGCTCATTTTACTGCCTCCAGTGT